TTGTGCGGGTGTTTCTCGTGGATGAGAGGACCCGGCCCCCGGAGCGTCCCGAACGGCGTGTCGAGGTTGCCCTGTATGTGGGCGTCGAGCCGCCCCTCGAGGCGCACCACCGCCGCCGCCAGGGAGTTGGAGTGTTGGACGCTCCCGAAGTCGTCACCGTCTCGGAGCTTCTCGAGCTCATTCAGTCGGCCCCTGTTTTCCATCCTCATCTTCTGTTCCGACCGCACGAGGTCGGCGGTGGCCTTGAGTTTCGCTTCGAGCTTCTTCGTCCGCCCGTCGATGCACTCATAGACGCGCTCGAGCCACCTCCCGAGCCCTCGACCTGCTCGAGCAATGACGTTCGGGTTCACCGTGTCGCTGGTGTTGAGGGCCGCCTGCAAGGCATCAGCAAACCCTGTGGGTGTGATCTCGTTCGGGTTCGCCACAGGCTTCTCCTTCTCCTGGTCGTAGCCGCACACCTCACACCTCCAGACGCTCGAGGGTGTCGACAATCTGCATGTTCATCCTTTCGCCCCGCTCACAGAACTCTCGCAGCTTGTTGACGACCTGGCTGCCCGGTTGGTGGGGGGCCTCGGCGTTGCCGCCTCCCTTCGTTGGCGGAATATCTCTCGTTACCGGCACGAGCCTGGTCTGCATGGTGTCGATCTGTCCACCAAGGGCTCCCAACACCGAATCGAGCCGTCCTATCACGCCACTGAGCTCGCTCTCTCGTCCTACGTCACATGCCATCGTCTGTTCTCCATTCATGGGGCACTCCTTTCATCTGAATCCGCCGTGCTGGCTCTTGTACTCGGTCCTGGCTATGTCGAGGGCTTTACCGGGTTTCATCCCAAGACTGACCAGGTGGCGAGCGCGACGTGTGATGGCGCGTCGGGCCAGCACCTTGACGGCGCGCCTACACTCGGCCTCTGTCATATCCTCCTTGATGTGCTTCTTCATTCCTGCGCTCGCGGCGAGCTGGTGGAGAACGCTCAGTGGGTTCCTCAATGCGTACCATTCCTCTCGGCCAGGCCGAAGAGGGCTATCATCACCGCCACCCCGTCCTGGTGCTCTTTGAGCCTGATGGTGAACTCGTCCAGCTCGGGCTGGCTCATGTCCTCGTTCTTGGCATAGGTGTGAAGCTCGTCGTTCTTCAACTCGATCCAGACACCTCGAGCAGTCGCCTCCTCGAGCAAGGCGATGGCATCGGGCTCGACGTGGGCCGAGATAATCATGAGAACTTCGTGAACCCCACCTCTCGGCAGAGGGAGGCGATCGGCCCCGAGGGCCCGTTGCTCGAGCTTGCCAGCACGATCTGAACATCCTTGCCAGGCTCCATGAGCGGCTTCGCCGCCGTCATGGCCTGGTGGGCGTGGGGTTGAAACTCCGACTCGTCCATGAAGATCCTCGTAATGGTATACGTGCGAACGGCGTCACCGCCTTCCTTCACCCCGCGGATCGTCGACTCGGTGTGTTTGTACCTCATCCTGGTCGTGAGGCCCTTGGCGCCCTTCCAGTGATCGTATGGCCGGCGCATCATCGGCGTCGCCAGGTGGTCCTCGATGAATCGGCACCGCTCGTCCACCACGTAGGCCGCCTTCTCCTCGTTGAGAGACTGGATGAGGTTGAGGTGGTGCGAGCGAAAGCGGGCGTCCCAAACCCAGAAGGCCGACACGGTCCAGGTGATGAATCGACGGCGGCTCTTCGGGAACAGCAACAGCTTCTCTGTCATTAGGGCGTGAACGACCTCATCCACGATCGTCTCCTGCATCCACGGCCGCACCTCGCCGGTCGCCTCATCCACCGTGCGGACCTGGTCGCGCATCCACTTGGCCGGGGAGTGCCGATAGAGAAGGTCTAGTCTTTCCAGTCGCTCGGTGACCTCGAGGTAGTGTCCCTCTTCGACTCGGGCCGGTGCGCTCACTCGCCTTCTCTCTGTTTCCGCAGTTGGTCGAGCGTCTCGAGGATCTCGGCGGGCGTTGCCGACATCACATTGAAGAGGATCGGCGGAACCTTCGACATATCAAACTTCTGGTCCTCGCCGTCCCAAAGCTTCAGCCGGCGCCCAAGCAACTCGCGGGCCTGGTGAGCATCGTACAGCTCGAACTCGATCCCGTTCGGGGTGTCCTTGATCTTCTTGATGAGATGGTCGATCCCGAGCTCTTTCGCCTTTCGAGCCATTCGCGGCGCGTTCGCTTGCTCGAGGACCTCCGCGAAGTCTCCTATCCCCGCGGTCGCCACGTCGAACTCTCGAGCGATGATCTGCTCGGTGCGGATTTCCATGTCCCTCATGCGCTCGTCGATCGCTGCCCCTATTTCAGCATCCTTCAGCAAGCGGTGTCCCTCTGCTCCTGGGTGTGCGTATCCGGCCTGTCTCGCCGCTTGTGTTGCATTGAGGTATGAATTGCGAACCACCCCATCGACAAACCGTTCAGCCGATCCTGAGAGGTACGCCTCGACGAATGCGCGGCGTTTCGGTGTGAGTGCCATAGCTCGAGGATACACTCAAAATGGTCCTAATAGTGGTGGCATGGTTGCGTGGTGGCAACCAGGGGTGTATATTGGTTCTTGAAAGGAGATTCCCAATGGCACACGGGAACAAAAGAAAGGCGTCGGATGGTGTCAGGAGATCGAAATGCGCGGGCCAGGTCAAACTCAGGGAGTACCTCGAGGTCGAGGCGAAGAGCCTCGTGGCGACGGGTGCGCCCGTCCTCACGATCGTTCGCAAGCTCGACGAGCTGGCCCGCCAGTACCGCGTCGAATCGCAGGGGAGGCATTGATGGCACAGACGATGAAATCCCAAGGCGACAGGATGATGGCCGCGGTGTGCGACTGTTGCGGGGCTCACGCCCATGAGTACCCGTTCGAGGTGTTCCAGGTTTGCGCGGCTTGCGGTCGCGGAACCTACATCGCCAAGCCGGTGACGGTGGCCGACCACGCGGAGAACCTCCCGAAGAACGCCGATCCGTTCAGCGAAGAGGGGAGGCGCAATCATGCCGCGTGATTCCATTCGCGCCCAAGTCGCCATGACCACGTTCGGCGCGTTGGCCGAGGCGGCGATCGTCGGCAAGCGCATCAAACACGTCGGATGGGTTCACCCGGACGATCTCTGCGTCAGCCACTATGCCCCCATCATCATCCTCGAGGACGACACGCAGATCGTGGCGATGTCCGACGACGAGGGGAACGAGGCCGGATCCCTGGCGGTCGCGCCTGGCGACGAGAACGAACCACCGTTTCAGCTCCCACGAATCTGATCGTTAACCGAGCCCCTCGCCACCGCGGCGGGGGGTTCTTTTTGTCTGAAAGGAGGTCCTATGAGTCGTAACCCCCACATGCTCCTCACTCCCGCCGTGGCTCTCATCTGCTTCGTTGTCACCCTGGTCTTGTCCCCCCACACCTTCGCTATCGCATGGGCAGAGGGATGGCTGGCTGCCGTTCTCGGCACCTGTGTCTACCTCGTCCTCGTGTGGCTCGGCAAGCCGACCGAATACTCTCTCTCGTTTCACTTTTCGGCGCGTGATAACGATCAGCGCATCCGCATAGCTGTTCTCAATCGCCGCCGAATCATCGCCGTATTCGACGAGACGCTGCCCGTTCTTGGCGAGTGGTACTCCATCCGTAAGACGTTCAAAACCAGAGCCCGGCCCAAGAACATCTCTTACAGGGTCAGCTCACCAGGAAAGGAGGATTGAATGCCGAATCGCTATGGTCGCCCGACCGTGGGCCTCACCGTGCGTCTCGGGCTCGAGGCTCGAGAGCTTCTCGAACAGCTGACCAAGTCGCGCAAGCTGAGCGCGGCGAACACCATCGAGCAACTCATCATCGAGGAGGCGCAGAGGCTTGGCCCGCCGCGGAAGAGGAGCGAGCGCGATGGCTAAACACCTCAACCCGTCCTTGAAAGGCATTGACCTGTTCGAGTTTGTTGACATCGACAATCTCCGTATGGAGATAACCTGCACGGACGGCACGGAGCTGAGCATTCCAGCCACGGCCACCAGGCCCGGCCCGTCAATACTCCTCATCGAATCCGACAAGTTGCCCATGAGCGTCGCCACAGAACAGATCAGGTTAATCGACAAAAACGGTCGCTGGCTTGTTCTGTTTAATCAGCACATAGGCGTCGCTCGTGGAGAATCGCTGTCCGTCAAGTTCGGAGGCGAGGATGGCTAACTGCCGCTACTGCGACCAAGACCTCTTCTTCGCCTCGATGCCGAGCAGCAAGAAGCTCCCATGCAACTCACCGCCCATCAAAACCTGGCGCAGCGGCGATGACGCGGTCCTCGTCGTCAACGAACTCAACCAGGGCATCTTGATCCCGAGGAACACCAGGGTTCGCATCTACCATGAGCATTGGTCGCGCTGTCCTGGCGCGAACGACGCTCGCAAACGATAAGGAGGTTTCTATGAAACGACAGGTTCTAATCGTGGCGGGGCCTAGCACCCCTGCCACACTGACAGCGGTTCTGCCCCTGGTCACGTATGCCTTCGACCGCATCCTCGGCCACCTCGAGGGCGAGGGTTCTCGGATGGTGACGCTGAAGCAGGTGCAGAACATCTCTCGGAGCGTCTGCGTCGAGCATGGCGCCCCCCACCTGGCCCATAACGTGATCGCCGCCATCAACGCCTCGATCGACTCCATGACGGGTGGCGCGGTGTCCGATTCGAAGCCGGGCCGCGCGGATGGCTGAGTCTCGCTGCCAGAAATGCGGCGAGCCCGTCCCTACGCTCTGGACGTACTGCGAGCCCTGCCGCCTGGAGGTGGCCGTCGAGAACCGCCACGAGGCCCTCGAGGAGCTGTCATGGCGCTACGAGCTCGAGGAGAACAGGAGGAGACGATGATTAAATTCATGGCAGGATCGGACGGCCATAGCGGCGCCGTGTTCTTCGTGCCTGGTCAACCCAAAACCAAGGGTTCTTTCCGAACCTTCAAGAGCGGCGGTGTCGCACCGGACAACCCCGACTCGATCGAGATGGAGGAGAGGATCCGCAGACAGGCCGCGGTCCACTGGCCCCCCCTCGAGGCGGTAGAGGGCCCTATCGCGGTCAAGGTCACATGCTTCTTCAAAAGGCCTAACTCCCACTACGGCACAGGCCGCAACGAGG